GTTGCTAAAGGGTTTCTCAAAGTCTACCTTTTCACCGTCAACCCCTGACCCATGCCTATGCGTTCTCCGGGTTCTTGCATCATCCACCGCTATCCACTCTTTTGTATAGTAATACTCCGAAGTGTTGACACCCATCATGTGTCCGAAATTGCTCGCCCTTGTGGTTTCCGTCCGCACGATCCGCATAGCACGCAGCTTGTTCACATCCTCCAACCCATTCAGCCTTGCGATAATCTCCTTACTGCCTAAACCCTCGTCAATTCCCTGTTGCAAGACCTCTAAAATCCTTTGCCGGGAATACTCACTAATCGGTAAAACGGCTTTATTCAACAGGTACTTATCCAGATACGCCTTGACCTCTTTAACCCATTCCTCATTTACACCAATAGAAGCCCGTTTAACGGTCTTTAAATCGGTGTATGTCCAATTAGCCTCACTAATCGCTACATCCTTGAAATGAGCCTTTAAAGCCCTCTCAACAGGCGTAGGGTCAACCTGTAACCTTTTGGCATAAGCAGCCCCGTAATTCCTTACGGCTGATATATATGAAAGAACTTGCCTATTTAATGCACTAAACACGCTGTTCAGATACTTCTTCTCGTACTGTTTCGCCCGTCTTAGTGCCTGTTCCCTGTTCATTCAGTAACCTTTGTTTGTACGCTTCCCTCAAAGCGTCTATTCTCTGCTTCTCTTGCCAGCAAGTCCAATACTTGCCGACCTTCGGGTACTTTTTATTGACTTCCTCCATCCAGTCCATCCATCGGAGTTAAGGACGGCATTGCAGCCTCACCAATAGGGACTACGTTGCCCGATACAAAAAACTGCTCATGTTCAGGTAAACCGGACTGATCCCAACCCATCTGCTCCCGGTACTCTGCGCCGTTGATAATACCCCGGTCATACATATCCTTGAGAATACCGTTCATGTCGCTTAACTCATACTGCATTTCAGGCAGGGTAGAGAAGTCGGACATGAATACTTGCCCCTGGAACGACTTACTCAACACTCGGTTCAGTTCGTCATCCAGACTAATAGCATCCGGCATAATCTTGTTGGTAATAAGGTCTTTTCTCGCTTCCCGGAGGTTATCCCTTGTTTGCCCTGCTAAAAACAGGTTGGGAGACACCCGGAACAGGTTACACAAGCGACTAAAAGACATATCTTGGGCGTTCAGCAGATTCATGTCTACTGCACTCATCCCTAAGTCTATATAGCCCCATTTTCCTTGCAGGGTAGCTACTGCACCCTTTACGTCCCGGTTGTTGACCTTCTTATTGATTACAGACTGCACCTGATCCCGTTGCTGCGGTGTCAGGCTGTCAAACGTCTCATTGAATATTACGCCCTTCGCCCCATCATTCTGGAACATGGCTACCATAGCGTCCTTACTGCTGTCATTAGCAGTAAGCAGCTTTTCCCCCGCCTTTAACGGAGACAGACCCCGCAGGTGTTTCCTTGTGGTTGGGTCATAATTGGGGTTATAAGTTCGCCAATGGATAACGTCCTCTTTGAGCAGGGGAATCCGTGAGCCTGAATTATTCAGCACATACCCACTAACACCCATCACATCAGCCTCATCAGCGATTAATTCAACGTGCTGCGGGGGTAATACATACAGTTCCAAAGGCTTCACCTTGTAACGGGCATCACCTTCAGCCGTGGTATCTCCCCTGTTGATCCAGATAAACGCTTCGCCTAAAATCTCTTTATTCAGATACACAGCCTCAAAGAAACTATCCTGCCCCATGTATGGGTTAGGCCGCTTCATCAGTCGCTCATATTCCCCGTCAAGTATCTGCTCACCGATTGACTTAATTGCGTGCTTAACCTTCAGCACATCACCACGCCTTAACCCTGCCTTGTATTTCTTCAGGCTGTTTTGATCATCCTTATATACCCCTCTGGGTACAGCAGCGAACTTCTTAGATGTAGTGGAAACAATAGTGTAAACGGCATCATTGCCGCTAAAGCCGTCTTTGATAAGCTGGTCGGCTTTCATGTCAGGGTAAATAGCCCGATTGCCAACAGTCTGAACTGTGGTCAATACTTGCCCCCTGTTAAACAGGCTTGAAATGTATCTGCTTGCGCTATCTAATAATCCCATCCTTGCAATTATTGCTTGGACGGTTTGTGTTGGTAAGTGTAAATGTAACCCCTCTATCCTGTTTTAGTGAGACGGGGTTTCCACAATATTAAAAACGTGGGGCGAGTAGAAACAAGCCCATTGCTACAAAAACCCTATCAAAATGAAACACTATCAAAACGCAACCCACGTCATGGCGGGTTTATTCAATTTCGTATAAATGCAGTACCGCATCGCATCGCAAGCGTGATCCATGAACTTCACCGGGACTTCATCAGGGTGTATCTTACCGTCCTTGTCCAGCTTCCACTTGTAAGACCTTAACTCCTTAATTAGATTAAGACTGTTGGGCGTTACAAATAAAGGCAGGCTCTTGACCTTCTGAATCCCCGCATATACGTCTTTCTCTGCTGGCTTAGCGTTAAACCCTGCCCGTTTCAGTTCCTCTATGGTCTTAGGCTCGGCATTATCACAGAACAACTCATCAGACCTGGAAATACCTAACGCCTTAATCCGTTCCACTAAATCCCCGGTTGTCAGCTTCGTTTCATAGAGCATTTCCTGCGCATAGCAGCCGCCCTCTTTAAACCCTACCTTCACCACGCTTGATGGCACGTTATAGCCAAAATCAACCCCGTAAGCCGTCTCGCAGTTATCCGGGAACTCTGCATACTTCCAATGGGTGTAGATAATCTCACTACTTGCTCCCCTCTGCCCCAATCCAAAGACCTTCCATAGGTTTTCATCAGCCAGCTTTAACGCCTCAATTTCTTCCACCTGCTCCTTTGGTAAGAACGGGTTATCCTTGTATGTCGAATGTATCAGGATATTCCCTTCCCTGTCTGCCACATCGTAAACCCATGATGTCTCCTCCACAGGGTTTAAATCCAGAAAAATGACCTCCTTAGTCCGTAAGGCTAACTGCGTATAAACCGTAAACGGCAACAGATTCGCCTCATTGATATAGAGAATGTCCCGCCCTGGACCCCTTACCTTGCCAGCATCTTCAGCCCCGAAAAATTCCACGTATGAACCATTCGGGTAATGATAGATATTATCGGTCATGTTAAAGAACTCATCGGAGTATATCCCTGCGCTGTCCAGTATATCCAGAAAGTCCCGCCTTGCCCCCCGTTTCAAATGTGGCAGGGAAGGGCTTACTATACTAATACTTACTTTACGCTTAAAAGGGACATACAGGCTGAGTAGCTGGCATATCGAATAGGTCTTGCCGGATCGGGTTGAACCCTGATTAGCTATGACCCTGTACTGTCCTGATTCAAGGGCATCCAGATTCTTCTCAAATACCCCGGTATAAAGAACCTCATTTGTTTTGGTAGTCATTTGCCCGTTTTAGTACAACGGTTGTGCCGACCTGACCGGAATGCTCTGTTTCCTGGCGTTCAATATAGCCCCGTCTTTTGCCCTTTGTTTTCAGGTAGAATATCGTGCTGGAAACCTCCCCGTTGGCTATCTGTTTGTGTAGCTGGCTTTCAGCGAAGTCCAAAGCAATATCGGCCACGTCATCAACCTGCTTCCGGTAGGCTTCATCTTCCCTGTACCATTCATAGTGTGTCTGCCGGGCTATGCCTACTGACTTACAGGCCGTTGTAACAACGCCTAAAGACTTCTCTAAAGCCTCAATCATAGCCCTTTTATGTATGTCAGTTTGTGTCAATTAGTTATAAGGTTTACCGTTTCTTTTAATCTCTAAAGATGGGTCAAGTTTCCGCATCCGGTCAACTATCACTTGGCAGTATTTAGGGTCAAATTCTACTAAGTAAGCCTTACGGTTGATCTGATGGCATGCCACCATTGTTGTACCCGATCCGCCAAATCCATCGGCCACAATATCGCCCTGCTTACTACTGTTGCCGATTTGATATGCAAACAGCGGGACAGGCTTCATTGTAGGGTGTTCTGCGTTTCGTGATGGCCGATCAAATTCAAGAACGGTTGTTTGCTTTCTGTCTGAATACCAACCGTGCGCAGCACCTTCCTTCCACCCGTACAGACATGGTTCGTGTTTCCACTGATAATCCTGACGCCCCATTACCATTGTCTGCTTTACCCAAATAAGGCACTGCCTAACCATAATTCCTGCGTCTGCCATTGCTTTTCTGAAATTAACTCCTTCGAAATCCGAATGCCACACATACCATGCCCCCCCTGCTTTAGTATAAGAACCCAACGCTGTGCAGAAGTCATAAATGAATTGGTAGAAATCCCCGTCACCCATGCTGTCGTTTTCAATAGTCAGCTTCTTTTTGGTTTTCCCTTCATAGGCTACATTATAAGGCGGGTCAGTTACAACAAGGTCGGCCATCTGATCACCGAAAAGTGTTTTGAAAGTATCTGTTTGAGTACTATCCCCGCAAAGCAACCTGTGTGG